ATAAATTATTTCCTGATTTTTAAAACTTTTCCAAACCTTTATATATTTTTATGAAGGTTTTCTTTATTTTCTGAGCAAATTTGAGCAAATTTTATATGAGGTTTTGGCATAAAATGGGCTTGACAAATACAAAGGTTTGGTATATAATGCCCAAACCATGCATACAAAGGTTTGACAATATGATTCATATGTGGTATAAGGGGGCTATAAGGTTTGGAGATGTGAGGTTTGGCCGCTATAAAAGATTACGACGCCCTCTTTAAAGATGCTCCCTACTCCACTATCCTCCACTTCACTCCACTTCTAGACTGTCTAATAATATAATCAGTAACATTTATCTGTGGATAAAGGTGTGGATAACTAACATTTTTATGGGTATTTATCTGTGGATAAGTCCTATTGACAAACCACATCTGCGGGTATATACTTAGAATATAACTACAACAGAAAGATTACAATGATACTAAAAGACGGAGAAAGCCTTGTACACCTTAAGATAAGAATCAAAAAAGAAATGTCTGAGTTATCTCCAGAAGATGCAAAACTATATGTTGATGAAGCAGTCAGAGATATCTTTGGTGCTGCAAGGGAAGAAAAGATTCCTGTGAATGAGGCAAGGGCTTTAATAGAAAGTATTGATCCAGAGTTTTATACAAAGCCAAACCAACTTAGAAAATCAGCAATGAATCAGGTATATCTAAATGGTGTTGCTCTCTTCTTGTGTGGTTCGTTTGGGCTTCTAATCCTTGCTCTATTTGTTGCTACAATCCTATCATTTTAACTTATAGGAAACTATGAATCAAAAAATCAAGACAGAGCCAATACTAACAACTGCATTCTTTATTGTATTTTCAGCACTTCTTGGACTATCTTTTTGGTGGTCAGTATGTTTGAGTATAGTTGGATACTTTATTGGTTTGGATGATTATGAAAGAAAAGAGGCTATCAAGAATGGGGATGATCTCTCCAGATGGCCAAAAGAGAAAGCCAAAAAAGATTTTCAGGAGTGGCTAAATAAACACTAACCTGTGGATAACTGTTAACCTTGATGTGATAGAATAGACTAATGGAAATAATTATAATACTAATCACCTGGTATGCCACTAAGATATACTATACAAAAAACTTTAAACTCTCAATGCCTACTGTAGACCCAAACATGGTACATATTAACTGTGCTAAGTGTGCTCAAACCATCTACACCCATATAGACAATCTTCGTGCTCCGTACTACTGTCTGGCATGTAAGTAATGTTAGATATCCTATGCTTTGACTGTGGGGGTATGTTTCAAGTACCTTATGGGGTGTCAAACCCTACTAAGCAATGTCCAAAATGCCAGGGGATCAAGTCTGCTTTATAGCCTTATTGACCATACGGATCAACGCCCTACGGGTTATCTTTGAGGCATCAAAGGTCTCTGTGTATCCGCTTTGAGGCATATCCGCCTTATCCAAAAAGTGTCCATATCTTTCCCTTAGTGTTCTTAGTACTAGGGTTTCTACGGCTCTTGCCTTATCCCGTTCGAAAAAATGCCAATACTTAATAAGTATCCAACCCTTGGTCCTATGGCTTGCAAACCTTCTGCCTGATATATCTGATATACCCACCTTGACAGCCTTATGTAGTGGGTTGTATAGTATGTATAAGACTGCTTCATCCATAGACTCATTATACTTGACATACCGTGGCAAATCATGATACTATTGGTACTATGAGAAAAACTAACAATAAAGTATCCCAGCACAAGGCAAAGCGAGCACAAAAGAATAAGAAGAGAATCTCTGCCAATCCGTATCACAAGACATCAAGGTTTGAGAGAGAACAGAAGTCAATTAGAGAAGGCCTTATAGCCTCTTATCTTCCAATGTAAGTTGGGCTAATGAGATCTTGTACATCAACTACTAAGAAGGGTACTCCCTGCTCTATTTATGTAGAGGAGTGGAGAACAAGTGGTAAGTGCCATGTCCATGACCCCAATGGAAAGTTTAGACAACAGGTCAAAAAAGGTGAGCACAGGCTACCTCAAAACAAAGCCAAGGGCTGTGATCATACTTGGTATATGAGAGAGCCAGGCATCCAGTGTACTAAGTGTCTTGTGGTGTGGGAAAGTGATGATGTATCCTAACTGTGGCACCTATGCTGGATATAAAAAGCACCACAACCATAAGACTAAACCTTGCCTTGAGTGTTTGACTGCAAACAATTTATATAATAAGGCCAGATATCAAAAAAATAATCGTGCTCATGTAACTGCTAAATATCGCCTAAGAAACCTTGAGAAAGTAAGGGAGCGAGAGCGATCTAAAAATAGGCGACGCAGAGCAAAGATTACGAACGACTATAATGAACTCCAGGTTATATCTGTCTATGGTATTGATTGCTACCTATGTGGATTAGAAATTGACTTTATGGCTCCCCGAAAATGTGGGGTAGATGGCTGGGAGCATGGTTTGCATATCGATCATGTTGTTCCTATTGCAAAGGGTGGCTCAGATACATTAGAAAATGTTAGACCAGCACATGGGTTATGTAATTTAAGGAAATGGGCAAATCAGGGATAGTAACCAATGGTGCCCGTTTAGGGCATAGGGAGGTTTATAACTCCTATTTTGCGCCGAACTTTAAAGATGATATAATGGATATATGAATAAATCTAAGTGCTTCTTTTGTGAAAAAGATGCAACACATTACGATATCGTTGTAGATCACGAAGACTATGTTGTTGCGGATGTGTGCTTAGTTCATCTATCTATGGGTCTTGTATCCTAGTGAATAGCAGAATACTCAAAGATGGTTCAGAGGTTGACTCTTTTGATAAGCCAGTTGATTTAATTATTCACACTAAGGCTCCTGGAAAATGGAAACTTATTGACTTAGAGACTGGGGAGGAGTACCTTGGATCTGAGATAAGCACAGATTTTGCAGAAGTTCTTAGAGAAAAAGTTAACATTAATAAAATAGGCACTTGGGTAAAAACCAAGTGGAAACAAAAACCATCAGTTGACTAAACCCTGACTTTAAGGTATACTGGATATATGATTCAATGGATTGCTGACTATGCACACTGGGTACTTGCCTGTATTGGTGTATCTGGTATTTACTTTGTTGGAAGAAAAACCCTATGGGGATGGTTTGTCCTATTGTTCAATGAGTGCCTATGGATAGCCTACGCTTTAGTGACAGACCAATACGGATTTATTTTTGCAGCAGTAGCCTATGGTGCTGTTTATATTAGATCATACCTTCACTGGAGACGAGATGCTTAAACATTACGATATACCTGATCCTTTTCAAACCTTCGTAGCCAAGAAGTATGCTAACGCTAAGGGTTATGTTCATGACTTCTTTACTGGTGAATGGTCTTATAGGTGTACTACTTGTAAGGATGATCTTTATGCTCCATCCCGCAAAATTATGACAAAGATTCGCCTATATCATACAAGAAATGAGTGCCTAAATGGATATTAATGAATTTATGACAGACCCTTGGAAAAAGTTTAATGAGATGAGAAATACCCCCCACGAATGTGATTACGATTACAGGATAGACTCATCTGGTGCTATGTTCTTTGAAATATGCAAACTATGTCTTGACACTAAGGGTGTCGTTGAAATGGATAAATAAATGGATACTGAGCAAACCTTTGACCAAGAGTTTAGTGTTGAAGAGATTACGAAAGCCATAGTCGATAGGGCTAAGTCTGAGGTTAAGTCTAAGTTTGGTAATAAGAAACGGCATAGACAATGAATAACGAATGCTTAAAGTGCGAGATGTCTAAGAAAGATCCCTTGTTTTGGGACACTCATCAGACTATGAGTGATGGGCATGTATGGTGTACTAATGCCAAGAGAACCTAAGATTACGAAGATGGACTGGAGAGCCTTGGGATATTGGCCAGTATATAAAAACGGGAAGAAAGTGTGGGTGCCACAAGATGGAAAAGATTCAAAAGACTAATATACTTCCATTACGATGGATAGGTAATTTTCTTGGTGGCTATGCTGGTAATCATTTAGTCAAGGCTATATATTTAGATGAAGATGATAACTTGGGTTTACGATTTAAATACCACGCAAAGATGTGGAAATATCTTAATAAGCCATATGAGTGGTGGGGAACTTATTACATTGTTAAGGTAAATAAATAAATGAATGTTTATTGGTTTGGAAGAACTCACAACAATAATCTTTCTGAAATGTCTTTAGATTTAGAAAGCAATGGCTTCAGCGGAATCCTTTTGCCATATGGGTCAGATGTTGGAGATTATTTTGTACAGATAGCCAGATCACTTAAAAGTGATCAGAATTTTACTTACATTGTTGCAGTCAGACCTTACACAATTTCTCCACAAAATCTTGGAATGATAATTAAATCATTAAACTCTATAGATGTTGGCAGGGTTTGGATTAATTTTGTGTCTGGGCAAATTTTAGATGAAGAAAAAAGTATGGGCGGGATAATCGGTGAGATAAATGATACATCCAGCCTTTATGAAAGAAGAGAATATTTAAAAAACTATATACCAATCTTCTTTGATTTTTGTAAAAAGTTAAAAATAGAAACAAAGATATGCATATCTGGTAAAGGTGATGATATGAACTCCCTTGTTGAGAACTATGGAGACTACAGTTTTGCAGCATACCAGTCACATGCTGAAGTGGCTAAGTACAAAAAAATATCAAAACCAAGAGTTTTATCTATGTTTCCACTTATAGAAGATGATGAAGAAAAATTTAATAAATTAAAAAACAGCAAAGAACTTGGATCTGATATAAGATTAACAACAACTTTGGAGTTAAAAGAAATCATTAACGAATTAAAGTTAGATGGAATAGAAGGTGTGATGTTTTATTGTTACTGGCCTGAAGAGTATAGAATTAAGATAGTTAATTTTGTTAAAGATAACAAAAATCTTTTTACTTGACAAAGACAGCAACTAACTGTATAATAGAAATATGACTAATCAAGAAATAGCACAACTACTAGATCAAGAATCCTATCGTATTTGGGATACTACCAAGGTTATTAAAAATCAGGACTATCATGATGGACTAGTCAAGGGGCTTAAAATGGCATCCAAGTTGGTGGCTAAACTATGAGTATAGACGAAATGGCATTGAGAGAAGAAATTGCAAGGGCTATTGAGGCTCTTCCAATAGAAGAGTCAGTAACCAACGCAGTTGGTATGAGAATGCTTGCAGCAAAGATTGCAAGAGGAGAAGATAATTATATGACAACTATGTTTGAAAGACAGGAGGACTTCGAATGATTGAAATTTTGTTTTTAATTCCAGCATCTATTATTGTTGGGTATTCACTATGCTACTTTATAATGACATATAAGGTTGATCAAGATTAAGCCTAGAGCATACATATTTGATGTAGACGGAACATTGGCCAATGTAGATCCTTATCTTCACCTTGTTCGTGGCTCCAATAGGGACTACAATGCTTTTCATGAGGCCTCTATCGATGCCCTGCCAAACTTTGAAGTAATTCAAATGGTGAACGAAGCCTTCTTTGATCAGATGCATATTCTTATTGTTACATCAAGGAAGGAGGTTTGGCGTGGACTAACTTCGCTTTGGCTTGCTAAAAATGATATTGGTCACCATGCACTTTATATGCGTAGCGATGAAGACAATAGGCCAGACTATGAAGTTAAAAAAGATATATTACTTAAGATTAAAAAACACTGGAATGTCCTGCATGCTGTAGATGATAACCCAAATGTTATAAGACTTTGGGAAGAGTACGGGATTTCTACAACCAAAATTGGGACATGGGATGGGGATAAATCCTAATATTTCAATATGTGGTATCATTAGTATATGAGTACATTTTTTTCTAAAGAGTTAACTGAACTTGGAATAAAGTTTGAGGAAGTGTCAAACGGGATACTTTCAATAGAAAACTTCATATCTAAAGAAGATATAGATAGTTTGTTTGATGTTATCAATAACACTACTGAAGAGCAGTGGGGACAAATTTATCTAAACAATTTAAAAGCATTTGCAAAACTTAAGCATGGAAGAGATGACATAGACAATCTTGTTGCAGAGGGTAAATTGCAAATTACTCAAAACTGGACAGATAAAAATCTTGCTATTTCAGATCATTATGTTACAAAAAAGATAGACGATAAAATAGTTAGCATTATTCAAATGGCAGATCCAAATTTAATAGTAAACGGCACTAACATATTACAAAGAATGTATGCTGGTGTTCAACTGTATGCTCATACGGACCAGGATACGGACCCATCCATTCAGTACGCTGCTATCCTATACCTAAATGATGACTATGTTGGTGGAGAATTGTTCTTTGATAAAATTAATGTAACACTAAAACCAAAACCAGGAACCCTGGTAATATTCCCAGGCTCAGAAGAGTTTCATCATGGTGTAAATTTTGTTAAAGATGGACCAATGAGATATGTTGTTGTTGGATTTATTAAGACAAAAGATTTTTACGAAAACAATAAGTACTAAATAAAAAATACACCTTGACTAGTTGTTTCGCATGTGATACAATTAAATAATGAGACAATGTACCTGTGGTAGATCAAAAATATATCCATATTGTGATGGCACTCACAATGATAAGATAGTCAAAAACCCTGCAGACGAAACAAAAGACAGTGTTGATTTAAAAAACACAGACAAGAATTGACAATGGTAATTCTTTTTGATATACTTAGTATATGACATACAATAAAGAGTTTGAAAAAATATCAAAAGATTTAAAGCGTTATATTATCAAAGAGCATATGAAAACATATTATCACTGGACAGTTGGAACACTATGTTTCATAATTGGAATGCTTCTTGGCATACTAGTATCATAAGGTCTAGCACCAGTAGCCAAGTTGGTTAAGGCCCCGAACTCATAATTCGGTTATTCGTAGGTTCAAGTCCTACCTGGTGTACTACACATCTGTAACTCAGTTGGTTAGAGTACCTGCCTTATATGCAGAGAGCCGAAGGTTCAAGTCCTTCCAGATGTACTAAGTCTTCATCGTCTAGTGGCCTAGGACTCTGCCCTTTCACGGCAGCAACACGGATTCGAATTCCGTTGGAGATACAATACCTCTGTAACTCAGCGGAAGAGTAGCGGACTTCTAATCCGTTTGTCGCAGGTTCGATTCCTGCCAGGGGTGCTTTACTTTGTAGGATGTTTTGGTTCGTATGGTGCTATCTTAGACTTTACTCGTCCATCTTTATATAGTCTAACAATCCAGCCATCTTTGATCTGAACAGGATTAAATGCTGATGCTTTTTTCTTTGGCATTATAGTGAGTGTCTTTCTGTTTGTACTTTTGTGTAATCTTTACCAAAATCAGCAAACAGAGACTTGTCTCTTTCACGATTAGCAATTCCTCTTGACCATGAATAGCCTGCGTCTCCACCCCATGCAAGCCACATTATGTATCCGTTAGATGGGTTTTCTGAGTTACCCCAGTCCTTGCCCTTCTTGTCTACTTCATGTCGTGAGAAGTATGAGTACATTCTCTTAACAGTACTTAGAGAGATTGATTCTCCTCTTGCTAACTGCCCTGCACGAGTCCAGCCAACTGCAGTTCCTGCACCATTAGCCTTTCCATCTTCTTTAAACTTAATTGCTCTACGAGCAGCAGATCTTGCTCCTGCTGGTGGAGAGTAACCTTCAGCCTTTGATACTGTGTCTGTATCGTATTCAACTGTGTCGTCATCTTCAAATAGATCATCTGCTTTTGCAGCAGGAACACAGTTAGGAACTGGACCTCCGTCTGCTCCTGGCTTCATTCCACGCTGTACATATCCATCCCAGCACGGTGCCTGCTTGTTGCTTTGATAGGTATTTGTTGGCATCATTGAATCATCTGTCTTGCCTATTTGTGCATCAAACATAGCCATTTCTGTTTCTGAATCCATTGTGTTTGTTTCCATTTCTACTTTTGTAGCGTCTTGATACATCATACCAATACTGTACGCTGTTGGCTCCCACTCACCATCTTCTTGTTCGTAAATTCTAACAGCCATTGCTGGGTTATCTGGTGGCATCGACTGGATTGCATACTCTGTTCCAGGAACTCCGTATACTCCGCCTTCTATCATAATGTGCTCTATAACACCATGCACAACCCCCTCAGAGGTTGATCCCATAACAAAGTCGCCTTCTTTTAACATATATCCAGTATACCATAATCTTATATAGTGTATAATGGTTGTATGAATATAATAAGACCTTTTGACAACGAAATTGTAGTAGTTGAAGACTTTTTAACACAGGCTGAAGCAGACTATGTTCTTGCTCTGGCCACAGAGGATCCAAAACTTTGGGATGGGTCCAACGATGGATCTGGTCTAAAAGAATGGTATGGCAATCAACTAAGAATTGACTCAATTAATCTAAAAGAAAAATATAAAGAATATAATGATTTTATGTATATGCTTCAGGATAGATCAAAGCCTATATTTTCTAGCGAGTATGGGATTTCTGAGTTCTACTATCTACCAATAAACTCTGTTTCTAGAAGAATAGGTCCAGGTCTTGGCGTTCACACAGATGAAATTCACCCAGATCATCCTCAATATAATCCATTAGAAAAAATAATAACTCATGGGTTTGTTGTTTATTTAAATGATGATTATGAAGGCGGAGAAATATTCTATCCTCAAAAGGGTTTATCTATTAAGCCAAAGCCTTTGTCTCTCGTAATGCATCCAGGCAATAAAGAATATGAGCATGGTGTTAATGAGGTTATGAAGACAACACGATATAGTCTTTCTTGGTGGACTAGATAGTTAAGTAATAAATACTACTGCTCATTAAGTCTGTTGTGTGTTCTTATTCTGTGGCAGTTGGCACAAACCACCTCACACTTTTCTATCTCTTTCTTAATAGCCTTCCATGAAAACCCATCGTGGATCATTCTAGATATGTTATATTTTTTGTCTCTTATGTGATCAAAGTCTAAAATTATATGGTTACCAACACCACAATCTACACAGCCAGAATCTTCTTTTATTTTAGCAAGCATCTTTTTATACTGCTGCTTATTATAATGGTCTAACTCTTTGTCAGTCATTAATCTAAGTATACCGCCAAATATTAAGCCCCACACAGGCAATTCACCTGACTTGCGCCACGGTCTCTATCCAATGGGTAACTAATCCATCACTAAGGTCCTGTGTGGGGACATTTATATTGTACTACTTAATTGCGATTGTTTTTGGCAGTTTGTCTTCTGGGATCTGCTTTTCAAGTCTGATATCTAAGATACCATCCTTAAACTCAGCCCCAACTACCTCAACAAACTCAGGAAGGGTAAAGATATCAGTAAACTTACGAGCAGCAATGCCCTTATGTAGATACTCCGCACCCTCTGGTAACTCAGCATCCTGCTTCTCGCCCTTGATTGTAAGTTTGCGATTGTCTAGCGACACTGAGACATCATCCTTAGAGAACCCAGCCAAGGCAAATGAAAGAATATACTCTGTATCATTTAGTTTGATTTGGTTATAAGGTGGATAGTTTGTTGTTGTTGTTACCTTCTGAAAATTTGAGAAGGTATTGAAAAATGGATCATTAAAAAGATCCAGTGCTGTTTTTACCATGTTATTCCCCTTTCAAGCGAATAAGTTAATTTACCCCCCATTTGGGCAGGTATTAATATTATAGCATAAGAAATGAGCAGTTTATAGACGACTGCTCAGGTCTATTAGCCACGAAGGTTCGACTCCTGCTAACTCTCTTCTCATAAGAGCATCCGTTGTAAAACCTTTTAAAGTCTTAGATCGGAATAGTATAAATTATACTATATTATTTTACTTGATTGGTTGTCTTGCCTCCGCCTGATGACTTCTTTGCAGGAGCCTTCTTAGCGGTCTTCTTTACTACCTTTGCAGACTTAACTGCTGCGTCTACCTCATCTACTGAAGGCATCTTTCCAAATGCCTTGTCATTAGGGTTGGCTGCTCTTAATACTACGGGCACAAGTGCTCCAAGTAGTGAGTATGCTAGTGTCTGCGGATCTGTAACTCCAGATGCATACATCGCTGTTGCTGCACCAAGGACTGAGCGTCCGTATGATGCAAGTGCTGCCTTGATCTGTGAGTTTGTTTCGTTATGGTGTGTCATTTTTTCCTCCTAGGATATTTGTTTCTTTGTTAGTAAAATAACTAACAAAACTTAGCGTGTGCTTTTTTTCTATATATTCGTTGGGTTCTGCTTCGTCCATTAAAATATTGTTTATATTTTTATTTTTTAATTCGTTTAATAATGCTTCAAACTCATCAAAGGTAAAGTGCTGAACATCACTTCTTGTATTTTTTTCTATCAGTGGTAAAAGTTCTTCTCTTGTTTTTCTTATTACTGGAGAAATATAGATCATTATTTTGCTTGAATCATTAGTGCTAAAATTGTTTTGCTTGTATGACTGGTATGGAATAATAACTTTATCGCCAGAAACCTTTTCCAGTAAAATAGGATTAGTAACAGACACATAAAAGTTTGGTGTTTCTCCAGCGGTATTTTTTAAAACCTTTAAATATTCTACCAAGTTCTCAGATCTTTCTAGGTTTGAAGAAAGGTCATTTACTTCACCTTGAATTCCACCCACCTGTTTGTCATATTCCGATATCCAACCAGTTATAAAATTAATTATGATTCTGTCTTTTGATATTTTTTGAAATGAATTGTTTATCATAGACAAATATTGTGGAGATATAACATGAGGTCTTATGGCAACCATATATTTTATTTTTTGATTTACATCTATTGCATTTGCTATTTTTACAAATTGATCATCACTATAAAACGAGTACACCAAAAGAACCCCATAAAAACCAGATTTTTCTAACTCTAAAGATATTTCTTTTATATCATAAGAATTTGATCTTTCAAACCAAAAAAAATTCATGGCTTACTTGCCTCAGAATAATGGAAATCGCAAAGGTCTGCGATTCTGCTCTCAGAATTTGCCCAAACTTTTGTGCTTTCATCTTGGCACAACTCTTCTTCACATATAAACATGTTAAGATTTTTAGTTGATTTAAGTACGATCATTACTCTATTCTATCATAGTCTTCTGGTATCAGTTTCTTTAGTTCTTTATATGCCCCAGAAATTTTCTTCATAGAGTGGTAGTGAGGATACGCAGAACCAACTGCGCCATACTCATCAAAGTATGATATTTCAGGCTCAATATCAGTAACAAACTTATTTATTCCTTCTTGAACTTCATCTATATACTGATATGCCCAGTCTCTAGAATCTGAAATAAATTTTAAGAATGCTTCAGATGAATAGTCGTCTTTTTTATTTTTTTCTTCAGATATTTCTATTAACTTTTCAGATACGATTGTTTTTTCTAGGTAAGCCTTTATAACTTCAAGCCTAAGTTCAGACAACTTTATGTTTAATCTAACATTGTTAAAAATTAACATAAAGAACAAAATAATAAAAATAGAAAATGAAATTAACTCTATCACAATTCTTCCCCACCCTCTCTAACCAACAAAACAATCGCACCATTATCCTCAAGTGCTTTTTTTGCACGAACCATATACTCTACAGCCTGTTTTCTTTCTTCTCCAGAAAGACTCATAAACTGCTTCTCACTTGCTTTTACAGTCAAGAAGTTGTCATTATCAACTATTTGAAGTTCAAATCCTTTTGGTCCCCTAAGTGATCGAAAGGCTCGTCTCATTGAATCTGTATACATATTATTGCTCCGTTGTTAGTCTTTGCCAAGTATTTGCCCAGTCTGTTTTAGACTTATGTTTTGAAAACTCTTTAGATATTTGTCCACCTTCGAGATAAACTCCACCCCAGATACCCCACTCTTTTTGTGAAACACCAACAGCAAAACACATCTTAGACACTGGACACATAGAACAAAGTTTGTCTACTGCAGGTCTTAGAAGTTCATCATCTTCATACTTTTCAAAGAATATATTTGTGTCGTAATCTAAACACAAAGCATCATCTTTCCATTCGTGCTTTGGCATATTAACTCACAAACTTGTCTGGTATATCCCATCCATTCTTAGAAGGTACAAAGCGACGCTGCAGATGCCATTTACCATCCACGAATGCCCCTTGTGGGGCTGTTCTACCCTTCTCAGAAGGATAAGAATTAACTACTGTCCACCCATCCCATACCAAACCCTTGTTATTCTTAACAATTGTTTCCATTTGTTCTAATGACTTGATTTCCATTATGATCTCCTAGTACCTAAAAATGCCGTATTCGACATTATTTGTTTTTGCATCGTCAACAAGTTTTGACACCTGTTCTCTTTCCTTACTTAAAAAAGCAAAGTAGTTTATATCTAAAATATTTTCTGTAATCCACGAAGGTGGCACAGCCTTATACTTAATACTTTTACCACGAGCCTTAAGACCTCTCTCTGACAGATTAGCAAACTCCATAGCCATTAAGTTAATATTGGCTGGTCCTGCAGAATAGAGATAGAAGTACGGATCACCTTCTTTTAAAGAAGACATCGTAACGGCCATGGCTCTAAGAAAAACCTGGTAGTCATCAAAACTACTAGTTCCTTGAATCCCCACTATCATTTTTCTTCCCATCTCTAAGTTGATCCATTATAAACAGCATCTTATCTAATTGTACCTTATCCATAGCCATCGTGTCAACTAGGGTTGCGTTGGCCCCATCTATATCTGTACCGTGCATTTCTGCACAATAAAATGTACCATCCTTAACAAAATAGGCCTTGTTGTCAAAAATAACAACCTTTATGTTTGTTTTTTCTTCATGGTTGCTGGACTGTCTAACTATTTCTTTTTTATGTGGCATCATGTATGGTATTAATGGAGAAATGATTTCATGTATATGGCTTTGTCTATATACAAAATCATTCTTTTTAATGTTTGTTTTTTGGGAAGAAATTAGCCGTGTTGTTACGAACATGGCTATCATAGTTATTGCAGATCCAAGAAAATATTCCATAGTTCCTCCACAACAATTATACTACCTATCTAAACCAATAACACGCATGATCTCTTTTAGCGTGTACTGTTTATCTTTAGTTAGTTTTGCAACCTCTTCTTCATTCAATGCCTTTGGTGTAAGGCTTACCATTGGATTTTTTTCTGTCACATCCATGTCTAAAAATCCTTCACTCCACAACGACATTGCTTCGTTAGAAAAATATCTTGATATTTCTTCGTGAAGTTGTGGATTTACTTCAATTAATTTTTCTGTAAAGTTGTACAATGGTTCCCCAGTTTCAATATCTATCCCTGCAACCTCCAAACATCCGTTAAGGATAAGCCTGTCTATTTCATCAAACTCATCCATTTTGCCATCCAGTCTGAAACTCAACTCTATTTTCCCAGAACCCTGGAACAATATACTTTTCTCCTGAGAGAACTGGCTTTGAAGCATGGAAGTAAGGCTTCCTTGATGGGAACACCATAATGCTTCCAGCAGTTGGCTTTATAAAAATACCTTGATCTTCAAATTCAATCTCACCACCAGTGTAGTCGTCATTTAAATAAAGAACAACAGAGATAGTTCTTGACTTATCGTCATCATAGGTGTCTGTATGTTTGCCCATCTCACCTCCAACAGAATATTTGCTTATTGATATTGGACATAGCAAACCAATACTAAGTCCAGTATGAAAAGACTCATAGTCTTTTGATGCATAGAGTATTGCATCAGTTATTTGCTTTTCTATGTCCCTACATTGGCTATATGCTTCATGATTTTTATCAAAAAGATGTTCTCTTATCATCTTTTGTTTTCCAAATACATATGTAGACTGATATGCTGCCCACTTGAACCATTTAGAAATTCCAGTTTTATCTGTTAATAGGTGATCTATTTTTTCTATATCCTCAACCAACTTTAAAGGATCTTGTATAACATTTTCATAATAGTATACATTTTTTTCTAAAATATTTTTTGTGATCACTTTCCAGAAATCTTTCTAGCCTTTGCAAGTGCTTGAAAATCTTTGATCTTTGTTTCCCCCATATAGCCCCAAGCATGACCATCATTAATCATCTTGTCATTGATAGACTCTGTATCTCCATCAAGGTATACCCAGCCAAGAATACGACCATACTTCTCCGAAGAGTCCATCTTCTCTGTCTTGATGACTACAGACTTAGCACTGTCAATAGCAGCCTTCAAATAAGCCTTTGCTTCCAGTCCTAAAGCCTTTTCAGCCTTGTCTGCTGTGCGAGACTCAGGCGTGTCGATACCAGCCAGTCTCACTCTAGAACTAAAAGAAATGTCAAACCCTAAATCAATATCGACATCGATGGTATCTCCATCAACGACCTTTGTTACTTTCTTTACATAATATTCAAACATTACTTTCTCCCCCATTGTATATAGTTCCATCCACGCTCATGTGCGTAGTAGATGAATATTTTAACTACCGTTTCCCAAAACGCAATCGTTACAGAAAGAGCAGTATTTCTTGTTATGACATAGGCAACAGCAACAGAGGAAAGTGTTCCCCATATGCGATAACTTAATGCCTTAACAAATGATCTTGTTTTGGTTACTTTCATTCTTTGCCCCACCCAACAGCATTCCAAATTCTTTCATGATAATAGTATGCCACAAAGTTAACCCCATTGGTTATTAGTGTAGCAATAGTAGCCAGACTAATATCTTCGCTCAAAGCATAAAGAGTTACAAACCCTGAAACCATTGCGACAACTCTCCATGTTAAAGACTTAACAAGTGATCTACTTTTCTTTACGCTCATCTTTGTCTCCAAACATTATTCGCTCTTCTGCTTCGTTCATTAAGCGACCAGACTCTTCTAAATAATTAAAGACCCAACTGCTTGCGTTTTTCAGTAGCCGAAATAGCATGAATGTCTGCCCCCAAATCTACTTGTTCAATCTTGTATCCTACATCTCTACCGTATACGATGTTAGTAATGTTAGGTAGTCTTAGTACTAATGCACCATCCATAAAGTCGTCCTTGGCAATATATTCTTTTACCTGATCAAACTTAAGTGGATCTTTCTCACTGGTATTATAGGTATTACGAACTCCCAGCAAAACCTGCTCTGTTCTCTTACCTGCCTCTTTGTAAAGGGCGTGGTGTCCTTCATGCCATGGCTGATATCTGCCCAGCATAAGGGTTGTAGGGGCTGTCCAATCGTGTAACTGGCAAGCAGCAATGATTAAATCAGCCTCTTCTTCTACTGTCATACCACAAGGGATTCGGACATCGCAGGACTCTGGATCTTCCCACATCTTGTTTGTATCTTCAAATCTTCCAGACTCAATTCTGTCTACCCAAACTAAAATATCTGGCTTGCCAAATGCTGCACGAGTCAAGTCTGTTGGGCATACAAAGTCAACAATTACTGGAGCAACACCTTGCTTAGAGATAAGGCGAGCCATATCTCCCATGCGCCGTGCCTGCTCAATTCTGTCTTCAGGGCTAAAGCCTAGGTCTGAGTTTACTGTTGCACGAACCTCATCTGCATTAAGATGAATAGCGTTAATTCTTTCTTTGAGTGCCTTGGCTAACTCTGTCTTGCCTGCACCTGGCAGACCTATAATCTGAATAATCATTTTTTTCCCATCTCTTCATTTATTTCTTTAATTAAATCATTAATTAAAATATTATCTTTTTCTTTTAACGGGCTATCTTTTCCAAACAAGTCCCACCTGTGAGTGTTGATCAGAACATCTGATACTCCATACTCTTCAAGTTCAAGAAGTTGTTTTTTTACGCTATCTCTTGTACCAATTGTTGACATATCTAGAAATCTAGAACTTTGTTTAAATAGGTACTCTTTGTAATCTTCAACTTCTTTTTCTGTTTCTAGTATAACAGGTGTAGCCATAACCATTATTTTTTTTATTCCTTTAAACCTGTCCATATTATTTTTGTAATCATCAATAACTGATAAAGAAGTTTCAGAAAACATTCTAGCAGTCTCTACTGTATACTCTGAAAAACCACTAAATACCATTTCTGGTTTTTTACTTATCACTGGCATTTCATTATATTGTTTAATAAAATTCCTTAAAAATGTTGTTCTTTTTACTATACTATCTAATGCTTCTGTGTCTCCATAGACATCCATCTGTGGTTTTTCTCCAGAGGTACTTTTTTCATCTCCAGCGATCCAGTTAAAAATTAACCTATCGGGCTCTATTTGATTAAAGGCCTCTGTTACCATGGCACAATATTGTGGGCTTATATGGTATGGCCTTAGAGCAATCATATATTTTAACTTTTGTCCTGGAACAAGTGCAGCAGCACTTTTTACAAGATAGTCTGGAGAGTCTGAATGAAATGTCAATAGAACCGATTCATACCCAAAAGACTCTAATTGAAAAGAAAGATCCCTCAAACCTTTAGCGTCTAAGGGATTTCCTCTAAACATGTAGTGAAACTTTAGCACTTATCTTAACTTTTCTCGTTCGTCAGTAACAGTAATTGCAAACTTCATCATCTTTTCATATCCGACTGAATCATCCATAATCTTATTGTAGTGATGACCACAAAATAACAGTTCTCCATTTAGCCCAACAACTTGAACTAAGGCTTCTGCTGCACATGAATCACATCTATCGGTTGCCTTAAGCACCCATTCTTTGATTTCTTCAGGTGTTTCTATCATGGTATTCATAGTATACTGCCTATTTCTTTCTGTTATCAGTGGAATAAAATCCACTACCGTTGAAAACTGCTCCTACATTAGAGTATACACGAACCAAAGAAGTATTGCAAGTTTCACATGTATATCCAGGATCATTGTCCTTAATAGACCGTTCCTTTATATATCTTTGTGCACATGGCATACAATCATATTCGTACAAGGCCATGTTTATTTCTTCTTTGCTTTTACTGTCCAATAAGGTAGGTTTAGTTTGTCTCCACCCCACTCATAACCCAAAGCCTTTACTACAAACTTAATAATTTTAATTCTCATTACTTTACCTTCTTTCCAAACCTTGCCCACAGTCTTTCGTGTACAAAGTATCCTAATGCTTCAATAGCGATGTAAAGAATTGCACCAAGACTTGCGTACTCCCATTCACCAGTAAATATGTAAATGATTCCAGCAAGAACTACAAGGTGAAATGTTTCCCAACTAATTGTTTTAAGTGATGACCTCTTAGTTGATTCCATTATAGTGCCACACTGCCCTTTCCTCCGCCACCAGAAGACTTCTTTGCTGCTGGCTTTGGTGCTGCTTTCTTAACTGGTGCTGCAGTTGTTGCAGATGCAACTACCTTGTTTAGTAGTGGAGCATTCTCTTCACCAGTATAGACTGGACGGCCCCAACCAACTACAGCGTTAACTAACTTCTTCTTGTTATTCTTTACATATGCACGAGTTTTTTCTACGCACATTCCGCCATTGCGCTGATCTCCCTTTGCAGTTCCTGAAGTATTTCCCTCAATAACTTGGATTGTTCCATCTCCGTTGTTCTTAATGCAAAGACCAACATGTGAAATACGATTTACACCATCTTCTGGGAAATCAAAATAGATCCAATCTCCTGCTTGTGGATCATCGTTGCGAGCATCTGACCAACGCTCAGCCTTCTTGAACCAGTCTGCTGCTGCAACTGTTGATGCAGACTTAGGGAATGACTTTACTCCCGAAGTAAATGCACACCAAGAAACGAAGGACTGGCACCATGGCTGAAAATTAACCTTGATCCATGCACCGTACTTTGTTTCGTTATCTTTAGGGCCTTCAATTGTTCCCACTTCCTTCTTTGCAACCTCAATGATTGCTTCTAAACTACCTTTTGCTGCCATGATATTCCTCCTTGTAGGTATGACAATACAATTATATCACGCTGCCCCACCTGGCCTCGATCCAGGGACATCCGAATTAACAGTTCGGCACTCTACCAACTGAGTTATAGGGCAAGGTTAGGCAGTTTTAGTCATGCCTAGGACTTAAAACTACTTGCCGTTATATGGATATGATAGCATCTTTGGAAGAGATGATACATATTCTCCAAAGGTTTTGTATGTATTTTTAGAAACATACTTTGCTGCCGTAAGAACAGTTGCTCCAGAAGTTCCAGATGTCTCTACTGTTGTTCCGTGGTATCTTACAACTAGTGCTTCTGCTACACCAAGAATGTCAAGACCAGGACCACGATTTGTAGACTTTGCAAAAATGTGAGACTTTGTTGTAGTGTCAAACCATGATGCTCCAACTCCAATTACACCAGAGACACATGACGGATATCCAACTACATTCAATGAGCCATCATTTCCAGTTGCTGCAAATGTTGGAATATTTTTTGAATTAAGATAAGACACTGCTGTCAAAACAACAGAGTCTGTTGTGCATTCGGTTAGATTGTTTTTAGATATAGAGGATAAACTAACTGAAACTGCATCGATGCTATATTTTTCAGCGTTCTTTGATACCCAGTCAATTGCTGATCGCAAAGACTTAGTATCTTGAAGAATATTACCAGAACTTGTAACATTGGCAACTCTAACAAAGACGATCTTGATGCTTGGGTCTACTGTAAGTGCAGCCTGAGTCATGTTGTGACCATGATAAATAGAATTAATAATTGACGAAGGCCATACATTTGAATTTGCAGACCCCTTGCCTTCCATAAAGTTTGTTTTATTTGGACATGAAAGATTAGTTGTGAAACATGCTTCATAGATTACTGAAGGAATCTTCTTGTAATCGACTGCTGAATCAATGATTGCTAAAACCTTTTGATCTTGTGCTTGTGCTGGTGCGATTGCTGTAAATGCAATTGCAACTGATAGTAGTGCTAGTAGTACTTTTTTCATTTTATTCCTTTTCTATTTATGAGATCATCAGTCTTACGACATGACAACACGGGTCACCACCTTGGTCCCACTCCTCAATTTCTTCTTCACCCATATACTCGTATCCGCCATCATGAGTATTGCAGTATGGTGGAGTTACCCATCCTCTTTCAATACCATTTTCAAGCCATATACCGAACTCTTGTTCTTCAGGTGACAAATCATCATGTGTGTGATTCATATATTAAGTATACCCCTAAGCGCTTATGATGTCAACTGGTCCCATGCACGATGGGTTAAATTTAATTGCTGCAGATACTGCCTGATTAACTCTATTCCTTGCATTTTTTTGCTTGTCTGTTGCATATAAAACACCATAGGCATACTCTGATCCAGAGCCAATAGAAACATATGGTAATGAATACTTGGATAAAGACATATCTCCAGAACTATGCTCATAGATTTCTCCACGAATACCAATGATCAAACTAAGTTCGCCATCTTTAGATGTGTCAATCCAGAACTCGTTATAAAATTCACGAAGTTCCTTAATGAACTTGGTGTGCATATATTTATCTGTGTCTTTAATGTTGGGTGCTGATGGTCTAAAGTTGTGTCTAATTCTGTCACCATCCATTGATCCAGCGTATCCAATTAAGTAAGGTCCAACCTTCCAAACCTTTGGTGATTCAAGTGAAAGAATAACACCATCATCTGATGCTCCACGATCTCCAGCCATATAAATTTTATCTTCATGGCGTAAAGCAACAATACAGGTCATGACAAAGCCCTCTCCAGATAGGTGATACTTAAGTATACCATTGCCCAGAGAGGGCTGTCAACTACCGTCAATAATGACTAATTAGCCTTTTTGTCTACCGTCTTAAACGCATCATTGATCTCTGCCAATGTGAGTTTTCCATCGTCCAAAAAAGCCCTTGCCAGTCTTTCAATGACTGTTGCTACGCCTAATAGTCCTGCTAAGAATACTGCCTGCATTGTGTCAATTCCAACCACTGCTCCAGCACCAAGTACTGATAGACCAGATGCTGCAAAGACTGCTAGGATTCTCATTAAAATATTAGTGATTGCCTTTTGTGGGTGCTCCTTCTTAGGAGGCTCTACTACCTTTTTAGTTGCCATATTTAGTCCTCCTTTCTTAGCGGGATTGTGATTAGCCAGATGATTGTGGTTGCAAGTACTGCAATACCAACAATGTCTCTTGCTGATCCCGTCAAAGTTAGCCACGCTATGAAGAAGCCAAGGAGGGTAAAGGCTTGTGCGATTATCTCCACCCCTGCATCTTTTAGCCATGTGAAGAATCCCTTCACAACCTTTGTTATTATTTTCATATTACCTCCTCATCCCAATCATTACATTTGCAATCTGTGAAACAATGATTACTGGGATAATGACTTCCTGGGCTTTTTCTCTCTGATCATCTGTCATGTCCATACCTAATTCAGAGAAATTAGATAGGAGTTCTGCTACATCCACTTCAAATACTGCACCAAGTGGATCCTCAAGAAATGCCTCTGTTTGTACTTCTGTTACTGCATCTGCTAATGTAAATGGCATTGGTGTATCCCCTGCTGATTCTGCTCTATCTGTAAACTCAACGAATGCTTCTGCCAGTGCTGGGTTAGACTTCATCTGCTCAGCAATCTGTGCAACTTCTGACGGCTTAATACCAAGGTCTTCTGCAACTTCTACTTTTGCTTCTTGCGTCAATGCTTTGAGTGTTTGGCTAACTGCTGTAACTTGTTCAGGGGAAAGAGTAACTAACTTATTATCCTTGCTTGTAAGGTTAGCAATAACTCCAGATAAATCTTCTGATGTACCAGTTCCCTTTTCAGGAATGAGGGCTGCCAATACTTCATCTTTGATTTCTGCATCTGGTTCAGTCCAAGGATTATCTTCTGGCTCTGGATCTGGTCCAGGTTCTGGAGAAGGCTCTGGTGTAGGTTCTTCAGTAGGCTCTACAACTGGCTCCTCAGTTGGTTCTGGATCTGGTGTAACCTCTGGGGTAGGTTCAGGTGTAGGCTCGTCTGTAGGGTCTACTGTAGGCTCTGGGGATGGCTCTGGTGTAGGTTCTTCAGTCGGTTCATCTGTTGGGTCTGGGGATGGCTCTGGTGTAGGTTCTTCAGTCGGTTCTGGAGAAGGTTCTGGTGTGGGTTCTGGGGTAGGCTGATTGGCTGCAGCATTTGCTGCTGCTTGAGCAATAGCAGCATTAAGTTCTCTTTCTGCCTGATCATAATAATATTCCCAAGCATCACTAATAGCATTATTTAAGTCAAGGATTGACTGATTGTATATTTCTATTCTGCTATTCTTCAACTCTAAAGCATCTTCTGTATCTTCAACGGCATCAAGATGTTCCTGTGTCTTAGTTTGCAAAACCTGATTCATTGATGACAGTGTTGCATTCTCAGAGTTGTATACGCTTAGTTTGTCATTGTATACTGCCAATTTATTGTTATAGTTTGTTTGTGCTATAGCCTGTGCTGCAACAGCATCATTGTAAGCATTTATTTGTGATTGAGTTGGTCCTGATCCAGAAGAAAATGTATTAAGATTACAACTAAAATTTTGTCCCCAGACTCTTGGATTTCCAGCATAATCACATCCTGCTCCAGTCCATCCACCAGGTATAGCCCAGCCAAGATGATAGGAACCTGGCCCTCCACCGTTATACCACCAGATTTCTACATTAAAAGTCTTATCTGTTGTAACATCATAGGTTGGTGAATATGGGCTCCACTCTGTTCCCTGCTCTTGCCAATTATCAATAGCAAGTTGTCCGTCAATATACATCTTGAATCCATCATCTGTGTAACCTGCAAATTTTGTTGATGTGAACCATTCTGGAACTGTTATCTGTCCAGTAAATTTAACTATAAAGTTTTCGTATCTATTACCGCAAACTGGAAGTTGCATGCTGCTTGAGTTCCAGGTACCAGAACAGATAACTCCACTTGGAGTTGCTATTCCAGGGAATGTTCTCGTCAAATAATAGACAGTATATGCCAAACCTTGCCCTGCAGCAGCCTGCATATTTGATTGAGTGGTTTGAACATTAATATTGGCTATGCTTAGTGCATCTTGAGCATCATTCTTTTCTTCAAGAGCGTTGTCTTTATGTTCAAGGGCCAAGGCTACTGTGACTGTCTGACCATCCACATTTGACTGGGCAAGGTTCTTTGCTTCTAAGGCTGTGGTCTCTGCCTCTACTGCATACTCATGAGCATCGTAGGAATCATCTCTAAGTTCCATCGCATTTTTGGCATAGGTGAACTTGTTTTCTGCTATATCTATAAGATCTATAAAATCATCTTGGTAGCCAAGATCGTCTACGCTATCGTTAAGTTCCTGTATTTCTTGGGCTGCAACTGTGAGTGGATCGTCAGAGTGGGCACCTTCTGGGGAGATAATGAGCCAGCCGAATGCTAAAAGTGTGGCTGCTAGTATGCGTATTAGTCTTTTAATTTACCTTTCCCCCTTGCAGACCTGATGTCTGATAGGATGATTATACCATTTTATTGCACAAAAAAGGGGCTACCATAATTGGCAACCCCTTTAGTGTTGGACTAAATTACTTAACTAGAGTAACCTTTGCCTTTGGATTCTTCTTGTTCCAATTGTTTGCTAGTGTGTTGAATGCCTTCTTCAAAGAAGCAAGTGCTGCTGCATTATCTGCAGTCAACTTGGCAATCTGTGCATCCTTAGCAGCAAGTGCTGCATCAGAAGCGACCTTTGCATCAGCAAGAGCCTTTGTAGAAGCAGCCTTCTCAGCAGCAAGAGCAGCAGCAGATGCTGCCTTCTCTGTTGCTAGTGCAGCAGCAGCATCAGCGTTAGCCTTTACAACTGCAGCATCTGAAATAGCCTTAGCAGCAAGTGCTGCATCCTTTGCAGCCTTCTCAGCAGCAAGTTCTGATACTAGATCACGAACTGCAATCTCTGCGAATGGTGCAAGTGTTGGAGCAGTCAAACCAACTACTGCTGCTGCAACTGCATCTGATGATGTTGTTGGTGCAAAAGTAATTAGTGAGCGTGTTCCTGTTGTTGGAAGAGTAGCCTTAAAGGTTGCTGTTCCAAAGTCTGTTAGAGTAGCACCAGTTGTTACTGTTGCTGTATCCATAACTGCTGTTGAAGCAAATACGGTTGCTGTAATTGACTTGCCAGATACCTTGTTTCCAAATGCATCTGTTGCAGTTACAACGATATCCTGCTTAGTTCCTGCTGCGCCTGCTGAAGGTGCTGAAACTGTTAGGTTGTTGATCTTGCCAGCAGTACCCTGTACATAGTATGTAAGAGTTGTTCCACCGTTGTTGATTACAACTGTGCCAATTGCTGTTGTCTTTGTATAGACATAGAATGTTGCAGTTGTTCCAGTGCCTGTTGCAATTGTCAAAGATGATGATCCTGACGATGCTCCGACTGGTGCTGCTGATGTGTGTAGTGCTGATACGATTGTTGCGTTAGTTGCTACTGCAGAAACTGATGTTCCTGCTGCTACTGTTGCCACAAAGCGTAGTGCATCTGCTGCATCGATTGTGTTATCTGCTGGGACTGGCAATGTAGCAGGTGTTGCGATTACACCGTTAGTAGTGTTTGCTACTGAATCTAGTGTTACCGCTACTGTCATTACTGTAGCATTTGCAGGTGCTACTGCGACCATGCCCAAAGTCATGGCTGCAACCACGGCTAGTGCGATTTTCTTGAATGAATTCATTCGGTATTTCTCCTTATTTATAGTAGATTGAATCTATCCAGATAATCTTTTACATCATCTGGCATAGGTTTATATTCTATCACATTGTCTCTACCTGTGTCAACCTGCTTAGGTCGATCACTAATAGTATGAACTTCTACGACCTGATTTTGGTCCTTTGGGGTGTGTGATATTGCCCCAAATATTGCTCCACACACGGCATCTGCCAAGTCCTTTGACTTCTTTCGTGGATGGTCAACTCTATTATTTTTCATAATCTTTAACTGTGTTAGTTCATCAAACAAAAGTTCGATTGCTGGCATAGCAAGTCTTTCCTCGTACACAAGCATAGCCATATCCTCATAGTGTTTCTTGGCAACAGAAACAGTATCAGTTCTCATGCCTACCTGCTTTAGTTCATTTTGAATATCAAATGATTGCCAACGGTCAAATGAAACCATTCCAATATTAAATCCAAGTCTACGAAGGTTCTGAATCCACATCTTCACTTCAGATAGATTAACTGGGCCTTCGACCTTTGGCTCCCACCATGCAACTGCATCCACCACTACCATTGGTGCAACTTGTTCATAATTATTAATTACCTGAATATTTACCCATTTTTCTACATGAGCAATTGCTACTGCACACTTGTCATGTTTTTGTGCAAGGTCAGCATGAACATAATAAACCTTGTCTGGATCTGGCTTAAAAGATTCATCAAACCTTCTGAAGTTGTCCACTGGATTTCTTAATGTCATGCAGGATCTTACCTTTTCAGACTGTTTAAAAAATGCATCTGATGCAAAGGTTGGTACGCATGCAAATCTTTGCATAGCATCACCTATGTCTGTTAAAAAGGCAATCTTAAAATCTTCAATCTTTCTTGTTGGATTTACTTCCCATGTTGGTTTCTTTAATGCAAATACTCCTGGATATTTGTATGAAAGGATTTGATCTTCGTCCCAGGAAATATCAAAGTAGTTATCTGGATCATCTTCTGGCAAGATTGGATTAATAATAAATCTGTGAGTCTTTTCAATTGACTCCTTTTCAGCAATTACTGCATCATATCTTTCTGAAATAAAGTCTCCTGGATATCTTGGAAATGAAAGTAAAACAACTTTACCTAAGTCTGGGAAACGAGAGTCTACGGAAGCACGAAATGCTCTGTAGATATTGTCAGCAGTCTTGCCTTGGTCATTTCCTGTTCCAATCTCAGAAGCAAAGCCAGAGATCTCATCAAGAACTGCAAGTAACAAGTTCAAGCCTTCATGTGACTCTCTTTCTGAGTGACCAGAATAAACAGTTATTGATTTATCAAACTCAACTGAGTCTGCTTTTGCATTGTACTTTCCAACAAACCAAGGAGACTTTTCAATCTTGGTTTTGAAGCCCTTAAAGAAAACATTCTTTGCTTGTTGTGCGTTGATTGCTACATTGATTAGGTCAATAGCATCTCCAGATGGCTTGCCAAAATATTTTGCTGGGTCTTTTAAACATAGAAGTTTGTATACGATGTATGAGCATGCTACTGTTGATGTGAAGTCTTTTCCAGATCCCTTGCCAAGTTGCAGAATGATTTCATTCTTTGTGTACTTGTCGTAGTACCTTGATCCTTTTTCTTCACCTAAAAGATTTATTAAATCTTCTTTACGATAGATTTGGCTCATGGCCTCAACAATATCGTACTGGATATCAGACAATGGTGGTTGGCCAAGGTATGCCTCACCCTCAACAAATGTTCTTGCGTCTACTGGCATCTCTTGAAAGTGATCATCCTGTAGTGCTTCAAGGAATTCGTCAAACATGTCTGCCATTATTCCCAAAACCCAACTATAACATATTTAGTTCCATTCGTAACTGGATCAGCGGAGTGGGAAAACTCTTCGTGAGATGGAAAAATAAAAAGACTGCCTGCTTTAGGCTTAAATGATTTATTAAATTTTGTAAATGTTAGTGTTCCACCATCATAATTATCGTTTAAGTAGAGGATTGCAGAAACTTTTCTTGGGAACTCTTCTGTTGAATCTGTGTGCTCAACAAAAAACTGACCTTCGTTGTATCTTGTAACTATGTACGCAGTATTTTTTGATATGTCTATCCTATTATCTTGAGCATATTTTTTTATATGTGGTTCGATTACTGAATCTAAATGCTTGTAAAATGAGTTTGGCATGTCAGCAACTCTTACATCTCTAATACTTTTATTTATAGCAGCACCTTTTTCTGCAGAATATCTAGATTTTGCAACGCCACCATCTTTCCAAGATTCATCATTGCAGTGTTCTAAAACATACTCTAAACCTATATCTTTAAACTCTATTATAGATATTTGGTTTAAACTACTCATTGTGGACCTCAGAAACTATAGTTACTACCTGACCTTCTTTTGCAATAGAAGAAAGTCTGTGCATTACTAGATCTCTTATTTGTGGGTGTTCAGATGCTATGTCTTTTAATATTCCGACAAGAACTTCCTGTCTTCTCTCAATCTCAATCATCTCTTCTGCAAGTTCTTTGTTCTCAAGAAGCCCAGCCTTTTGAAGCATGTCAATTCTTTTAGATTCTATATCCATCACAAGTTTAATTGCTGCAGTCTTAGCACTAAGATTGTTTGTCATTGATGCCTCATCAATAACTTCGTATGTGCGAGATACTAACTTGCTGTAGTGTGTGTCTGCAGCAGCAAGGGCTTCTTTAGCACGAGCACGAATAGCATCGTTAGCAGATGCCATAACTTTCCACTCATTAATAAGTGTGACAACCTTTTGTCGTGGTATTGCAAGTTGCTTAGAAATAACTGTTGGGTCATTGCCCTTTAGGTATTCTTCTACTACCTGATTCACTTGATCAAGGTGCTTGACTAAATCATCTTCAGTTGACATACTTACCTTCTAACCTATTGATTTCATCCTTGATATAAAAGATTGCTTTTTCTAAATCTTGAATAGTTTTCTCTTCATCTTTGAGGCCTGCTCTCCAAAGGTACTTAAAAGCATTCCCAATATTAAAATTACGGTGTCTAGTAATCTCTATGCACTCAATGCCAGATGGATCTGAAGTGTAGTGTAGTGGATTGTTTACTTGATCAACTGTGATATTTAGACTTTCACTCATCATCGTCCTCCATTTCAAAAGTATCTGGCATTCCCTTTAGTGTCAAAGTTGCATATGAGATACCAACCGCTGCAACAAGTGACAGTATAAACAAAACATATTTAATCTTTTTCATCGCTTTGACTTCCTTAATCCAAATTTAGCAAGGTAGACATAGACGGTCTCCAATGAGCAACCGCATTCCTTTGCAATGTCTTCTGGTGTTTTTTTATCCACAAGATATCTCTTACGCATAAAAACTTCTGATGTATACATTCTACTACCCATGGTATTAATTGTCAACTTCTTTCTCGCTAATATCATAGTTAAACCTATCAGAGTTTTCCATGATCCACTTGTCTTGATTTTCAACATCATATTTTCTTTCATTAATAATTCTATCAATCAAATACTCTTTTTCAAGAGTAAAGGATGGCTCGTATACCCTAACCCTATTGTTAGGCTGAATAGCAAAGTTTCCGTCATCTCTTTGTATAACATGACCACACTTATGGTCTGCTGGACTCTCTGAATACCCATCATCCAAAACATTTGTATCTGGGTTGTGCCAGTCTAGTGTAAACAGGTAGGTGCCCTTATGCATTGTCTTTGTTCTATCTATGTAAGACATTCTAAGGTTTGTTAAGTTTTCAAACTGAGTTACGGACACATGGTGGCTAAACGAGTTCCACAAAACTAAATTGTGAAGATCTACTTCAGGTATGCCTGGCTCAGTACAGAATGCAGAAATTGGAAGTCTCCACCAAAGTCCACCATCTGGCATCAGGATATGAAACAAAGGGCTTCTAGACTTTAAACTTGAAACACCAAATACCACACATTCAAAATATTTATCGTGGCTATCTTGATGGTTTCTTAAGTAGTTTCCTCTTACATAACAGTGTATTGGTGGAATGTTTGCATTTAACTCTGGCATTATATGTCCTCTCCTATTGCCTTGTTCCAGTTTTTTAATGCCCAATGGCCTATTCCACAGGCATCTGCTACATCATTGTCAGTGATTGATCTGTCGTAGTTAATGTTAATAAAGTTGATAGTCCTTTGTTTTCTTAGGTCTCTCTCATAAGATTTAAGCCATGACTCTGATTTCCCTGGATTTTGTGATTTAATAAATAGTTTTTCATCTTTAGATATTTTCTTATTGCCAATAAAGTTTTGCCAAGTAATAGGTGCGACCTTGCCAATAGTCTTGGTTCCAGACTGACCTGCTGATCCAAGAATTGCACCCTGAACTAGTGCAAGGTCTGCAGCAGTCTTAGGGCTATTCATAAATACAGTATGCTCAATTACAATTGCCTCAAATCCACCATACATATCAAGGAATAGTTTAACCTTTTGTCCTGCATCCATAACCTTTTCGTAAGTGTTCTTGCCTTTAAAAGTAATCTTTCCTACTGACTCTAAAGTTTTTTGTTGAGTATCGAAAATAGCAAAGGCAAGGCTATTCGTGCTTGCGTCTATAGCACAAATAGTTTTTGGAAGTTTAGTTCCTATTGCCTCTGCTAATTTCATTTTAAGTTATCCTTAATTTCTTTTAATGCTTTTGCTACATCGGAAGGATTGACATTGCATTTTACACAAAGACTTTCATCATTATATATTGACAAAGGCTCTTTGCATGACTTACAATTTCTTTCCCTGCCTTTTCTTTTTTGTCTTCTAGAAATCATATACCTTGCAGCAATTTTTTCTTTTGTTGACATGTCTCTACACTCTGGTGAACAATATATTTGATATGTTATATCTGTTTTAAATTGTTTATCACACCATTGACAATGCTTCATCTATAGGCTCCAAGGACTTTAGTTTAAAGTCTCCCTTGCCAGCATCTGCACAAGCCTTTTTAATAGGACATGATTTGCAAATTTTTGAATTTGAGCGATAATTCTTTTCAGGCAGGGTTCTGTCGACCCAAGCCTTACGAACTGATCTCATCCATTCAAACGTCTGGTCTACCCACCGACGATAATAATCATTTACTTCTACTGGAAGGATAAGCAACTCATGATTGTTTTTATTTTCATAAATAAGAACTGCTTTAGGCTTCTTTAGAATCTTCATGTAGATAAGTAACTGGACTAGGTGACCAGTCTTTGGTTTCATGTGAGCCTTGCGGTACTCAAAACCTTCATTCATCATTGTTTTAATTTCACCAAGAAGTTCTTCTCCTTGCCAGTTAACAATAACATCTCCATAACCAAAGATTGGCGGATCGTTATTTGTTATTTTAAATTCTGAATCAACAAGGAAGTCTGGAACATTTCCCATTGCTTCCTGAATTCTTTCATGAGACTTAGTTCCTGCTGTCATATTTGCTGCACTATATGGAGTTGCATCATCCTCAAACATCTGCCCGTCAAACGCTAAGTACCAATATCTTGGACATTCTCCATGACCATAGGCAATAGTAGATGGCGCAAAGGTTTTCTTCTGTGTTTGTTTTTCAATACGATTAACAGTATATCCAGACTGAATTTTTTCAGTCAAACCAGCAACATCTATTGAGTGTACTGGTGGCTTTTCCTGCTTAACCATAATTTGTTGTAATAAACTTTTTGTCATATTTTGCTCGTTTCTATTAGTATAAGTATAGCATATTACCGTGTAATATACTTTAGCGCAGATACTAAATTGTTTAACGACTCTGCTGCCGTGTAATAAAGATTCTTCTTTCCACGATCCGACTTGTCAACATTGGCCATCCAGGTTGCCTTGAAAGCCATCTTAGCAGCGATTGCTTGTAGTCTTACAATCTCTACGTGAGCAACATTGATTGGGATGTCTGGCTTTATAATTAGTTTAGCAATCATTGTAAGTGCAACTGTAAGTTCTTCGTCTTGCATATAGTCTGCAATCTCTGCCAAACCATTCACCATATCTATCGTTGTTCCTTGTTGTTCCATTATTCCTCCACTAGATCTTCTAATATACTCATCTCAATTATAGCAAGTCTTACTTTGGAGTTACCCTCGCCCATCACGACAACTATGGCAGGGTCTTTGCCATTCTTCATGGCATCAGTAGTAGCCTTTGCCCAAACCTCTTTATTTAAAGTAAAAGACTTTCCAACTTCTTTAAAATCTACGACAAAGTTTTTCCAGGAGGCATCTCCTTTTTGAGTATTACGACCAGAGTTTTTGTGCTGCTTGGCACCTATTCTCTTAGACTCACTTTTCTCTGTCATTGCCTTTATATTTCTGCTTACCAAACTTGACAGTGCTTAGATGTTTTGCTGGACACATCCAGGTCATTGTCTTTGTCTCAGCATAAAGCCTAAGAGATTTAACTTCTGCTTTGCATTCATGACAAACAAACTTTCCATTATAGACTGTATAACTAGGCATTTAGTTTAGCCTTGATTGATTCTTGCAAATCAAGATCCTCCCTTACACGATTAACAAATGCTTCTTTGCCCTGCACTTTTGATCCGTCAGGAAGTATATACCATGCTCCTGTGCGCTCTACAATACCATTTAGTTCTGCGGTAGTAACCAGATCACCAATGGTATCAAGACCAATATCGTCACCTCTAAAATAAAAATCGTACTCACCAGACTGGAACCCTGGAGAGGTTTTGGAGAACTGGAGTTCCCACTTAATAGTCCTACCAATTTTTTCTTCAATTAATTTATCTCCTACCTTAATCTTGCCCTTAATCGCTTGATTGTCTGACTCTGAAGAAAAGAGTTTAATAATACATGAGGAATAAAACTTAGTAGCCTGACCACCAGAAGGCTGCTGGCTAGTATACATAGCATTAATATTATTACGAGACTGAGAAATAAGAACAAGCAAAGTTGGCTTAACTTTATTGTTTGCATAGTTAAGCATTTTCCATGCGTTACTAAAGTCACGGGATTCTGCTCCAATCTGCTTTGTGTTTTCCAAAGCCTTCATCTCATCTGTATCCTTTTCAAAATAAATTGCAGGAAGCATCGATGTAATAGAGTCTACCACAATTAAATCAACTCCTGCATTCATTAATCCAACACCTACATCCACCATATCGCTAATAGTTCTTGCTTGTGAATAGATTAGTTTTTCTGGATCTACCCCAAGTGTTCTAGCCCAGTCTTCTGAGTAGGACATCTCTGAGTCAATCCAAGCACACAACTTTCCCTCTGCTTGTGCTAGAGCAATCATCTGAAGGCACATAGAGGACTTTGCAGAAGACTTAGAGCCCCAGATAAGAACTTGTCTACCATAAGGCAGTCCTCCTCCTAAAGCACGGTTTAAACCAAAACTAGGTGTAGGCTGATATTCATAGTTAACCCCTACTCCGCTACCTAATCTCTTTCTCAACTTAGGATCAAGTTGTGCTAACGCTTCTTCTATACTAACTGACATGTACATCCTCCAATGTTACTGTTCCGTCTTTAGTCTTGCCAAAATCAAACTTATAAGATTTTCCTTCTTCGATATGCATGTATGCTTTTGCAAACGATGTAGGGAAAACTGTAATTGAATGCAGGTCCCTGCTTGTATCTGCAAGAGTAAGAGATGCCATCTTCTTTCCAGTCTTTGTAATTCTTGGCTTAAATGAAACCACAAACATCTCATCATCCTTGTATGGAAGTTGCTTATAACTTAAGAACTTTACAAGAGCGTGTGATGATTCTTTTATCTCATCTGAAGGTATGAAAGAAACAATCCTGTTATCATTACACAAGACCAGATAAGAACGACCTGTCTCAATAGTCGTATTTTCATCATCAAATATACCGACACTGCCAGTTTTGTCCAAAATTTCAACTCGTGACCATCCTGTTCCTCGTTTAATTGATTTTACCATACCCATAAAAATGTATGACCCTTTTTCTTCAAAGTCAACAATATCCTGAATGAAGGCATAGTAGTGAGAAGGTATTGTAATATTAAACTCTGGAAGGTTTAAGTATTCATACAGGTTCTCTTTAATCTCCTGATCATTTCTAGGATTATCATTAAATGTTGCTGCACCGATTACCCTAAGTGCTTGAAGTGCACGACTGTTTACTCCGTTGCCTTTGGTAAATGTAAACTCTTCAAGTTCTTTGTACGAACCAAATGGTCGTGCTGCAATATATCTTTCTGCAATTTTGTCAGATATGAACTTGATAGCAGTGAGCCCAAACCTAATACCCTTACCCTCAATTTTAAAATCGATATCCGAATCGTTAATGTGAGGTAACTTAACGCTAATGCCCATTCTCTTTGCTTCAATAAGATATTCAGTTCTCGCATCTTTATCCTTTTCGTTCTTTAGCACTGAGTACATAAACTCAAGTGGGTAGTAATACTTTAGCCATGCTGTCCAATATGATAGCGTTGAGTATGCTACTGCGTGAGACTTATTAAATGAGTACCCTGCGTGAGCCTCAAAGTCATGCCATAGATCACGAGCAAGGTTGGGCGAAATAAACTTTGATGCACCCTCTACGAACTTCTCTTTAAACTGATCAAATTCTTTAGCATCTTTTTTCTTGCCAATGATCTTTCTAACTTTATCTGCTTCCGACATGGACATACCGCCAAGGTGTACGCATGCTTGCATAACTTGTTCCTGGTAAAGAATACAGCCATAAGTGTCCTCCGTAAATTGTTTTAGTACTTGGTGTGTATAAGAAATATTCTGACGACCATGTTTACGATCAACATAGTCCTTTCCAATAGTATTCATTGCACCTGGACGAACAAGTGCGTTTGATGCTGCAAGTTCATTTAGATTCTTTACACCCATCTTAACAAGAAGGTTTGTATATGGTGCTGCTTCACACTGAAATACACCCTTTGTATATCCATCTGATAGCATCTGATATACATTTGCATCGTCCATCTTGATCTTAAGAAGATCAATCTTTTTGCCATCTCGCTCTTTAATAATATCAATTGTGTTCTTAAGAACAGACAAAGTCTTAAGACCAAGTGCATCAATCTTAATTAAACCAATTCTTTCAGCCTCTTCCATGTCAACACCAACTACTGGAATTCTTTCGTCAGACCCAGTAGATGATCTTGTTTCAAGTGGTGCATACCTAAAGATTGGTTCTTTTGCAGTAACAACACCAGCAGCGTGAATACCTGTGCCACGAATTCGACCACGAAGTTGTTCTCCGTAAACCTCTACCTCTGGATACTTCTCACGAAACTCGTATGTTGATTTTGATGTACAGAAATCATCCCATGAGTCTACAGTTTTCAAAACCTTGTTTACATCTGACAAAGGAATATTTAGAACTCTTGAAACATCTCTAACAATTCCCTTACCTGTGAACTCAAGGAAGGTAGCAATAGATGCAACATGCCGATACTGTCTAACAAGATAATCCTTTACCTCTTCACGACGAGTGTCCTGAATATCTGTATCAATATCTGGGAAGTCGTTACGCTCTGGATTAATAAAACGGAAGAATAAGAGGTTATGCTCGATAGGATCAATGTCTGTAATCTTTAATGCGTAGCAAACAAGAGAGCCAGCAGATGAACCACGACCTGGTCCTACCATAATCTCTTCTTTCTTAGCCCAGTTAATCATATTGCTTACAACCAGGAAGTATGGAGCAAACTTCTTGTCCTTAATAATCTGCAACTCTTCCTCAAGTCTGTCAAGGTACTCTTGATTCTCTGACAAACCTCGCTCTGCCAAACCTTCTAATGCCACCTTTGCAAGTTCCTTGTCAGGACTCTTGTACTGTACTGGTAGAAGGTTTAGTCCTTCTTGAATGCCATAGTCTCCTACTGTCTCTGCTAATAGTATTGTGTTTGAGTAAATGTCTGGTCGATCAATACCCTGCGCTTCCATGGCTGCTTTAATCTCTTCATAAGATAGCAAATGGATGTCAAATTTATTAAATGACATCTGACGATCTTCGCCATATAGATAGTCAAGGCGCTCCATCATGCTGCCCTTTTTCTTTGACTTTTCATATGTTGCATCTTTTACGAACTTACCATGTGTATTCATTAGCAACTTAAACTCTTGAATTTCTTTTTGTGATGGATCAACATGGTGGCAGTCTGGGGTTACAATAACCTTAATGCCAAACTCATCTGCAAGTTCTATGAGATATTTGTTAATGTGTGCTTCATTGTGAGGCATTACCTCAATATAATAATCATCTGCAAAGCGCTCTTTAAACCAAGAGATGTACTTCTTAGCAAGAGCAAACTCTTCTTCTTCAAGTGCTTTAACTAAAACGCTACTTGGGCAAGCAGAGGAAACAATGATTCCTTCTTTGTATTTTTCTAAAATAGTAAAGTCAAATCGTGGCTTTTTAAAGAAACCATCTGTCCAAGATAGTTCACTAATCTTGTTGAGGTTTTCTAAACCAATTTGATTCTTGGCTAGAAGGATAATGTGATTGTAGACAAGATCTTGTTGACCTTCTCTTTCAGACTTATCTCTTTTATCAGATATGTCTGAACACATGTATCCTTCTAGACCTAGAATTGGCTTAATGCCCTTTGCTTTTGCAATACGGTGCAGTTCCCTATGCCCAGATAAAGTACCGTGGTCAGTGATGGCAATTGCTGGCATCCCTAACTCAACTGCACGTTCAACGTATTCTTCTGGAGTAGCAATCCCATCAAATAAACTAAAATGGGTGTGGACATGTAAGCCGACGTAGTTCATATTACCAATCAGCGTTTGTTGCTGAAGTGGCAGATGGGCCGTCAAAGCCCAAGTAGAACGCTTCTTGTTCTGCGTATGGAACCTTGCGTAGTGCAGACTCTAGTGGGTAAGGCTTAATGTCTCCCCAGTTGAATGGTTCCTTATCTGGTGCAGATGGAATCAATGTGTAATTTGTTTCAGTTCCCTGACCATTACGCTTTAACTTCCACTGTACATTTGAGATGCTTCCTGTTTCAAGTGCATACTCACGAATTGTGTTGAATGATGATTGCTTGCTAATACCCATTGACCAGATTGCAACATAAGGTGCTTCAATGCCGTCATCTACAACTACGTTGCAATAGAAACGAAGACGGGCTCTCCAGCCAGCCTTTGGATCCTTACGATGCATCTCTTCTGCCCAGTCACGACCTTCTGTGTCCATTGTGTCTACAGCCTTACGCTTGTAGTCCTTTGGATTTGTGTGTTCTGATACAACGATTGCTAGACCACGATCAGGACTGTAGTTTGCTGAGTCCTCATCAAGTTCTTCTACGAATCTAATCTTTACAGACTGTCCATCTGCAAGTTTTAGCCACTTAACCTTTGGGCCGTCGCCACCCTTTGGGCCGTCTAGTACTGGGCCCATTTCTTTGATTCCTCTTAGTATTGCCATTTGTTTTCTCTTTTCTGTGTTATGTTAGTTTAGCATAGACTGTATTGATTTGTCAAACTGGAAATCCAGTTCTTTAATTGACTTATCGTCCATGTCGCCTATATCTTTATATTGCTTATTTAGTTGTATTACGGATACACGAGAACCAAGTTTTTCAACTATCTTAGTTTTCATATTTCCACCTGCTTCATCATTATCCGCAATAACAATTATATCATTGAAGTACTTTTGAAGCAAATCTATTTGTATGTTAGAAACATTTGATCCAAGGGTAGCAATTGCAGGAAGCCCTACTTGGTCAAGTCTGATAGCATCAAACGATGACTCAACAACATAGACTGTTCCAGAACTTTTTACTCTATGCAAATTAAATAATGTTTTAGACTTTGGAAGTCCTGGGGTATTCTTAAACTCCTTGCCCTCAATTGATCTTCCAACAAAACCAATTGGCAAACCATCTGGACTATGAACTGGAACAGTTACCATGTCTTGTTTATCTGAATACCCTAAAGAAAATTTAGAGGCAGACTCTTTTGTTATTTTTCTATAAGTAAAATAATCTTTTGCTCTATCAGATAAAATAAGATTGTTGTGCAATCGTTTAAGAACTAGTTCATCAAACATTATAAACTCTGGCTTTTTATATAGAGCCTTGTCAATGTCTGTTTCAATACTTGTCTCTGTCTCTTTGCTCTTTATAAATCTTGCAGCCTCAAAGTATGTCCTGTTTGACATGTGCATAACAAATTCGATAAATCCAGTTACGTGGTGACATGCAAAACAAAAGAAAGTTCCATTGTTCTTATCTATTTCTCCTGCTGGGGTTCTGTTGTTGTTGTGATATGGACAGAAAATAATATAGTCTGAGTCAACCTCAGACTCAATCGTTACACCTGTTCCTGTGAGAACTCTTTTGATTTGCTCTTTTGTGTATAGATTGCTGTGCTTCCGTCTATTCCTGCTATCCATTCGCTTTGTTTTCTCCCCGTATATGTTCCGTGTACTGTTAATTGAAATTCAAAATATTTTTTCTTGTGGTTATAGTCTAATGTAAAGTCTGGTAATATATCGATTCTTGGAACATACCCCGAAAGTCGCATCTCTGACTCAAGGAGTCTGACATACTCTGCTTTAAGCCTACCAAGTGCCGACTCATCGTGTATAACCCCATCAAGATAAAACTTTTTGATAGGCTTATGATGATAGAAGGTAGGTGGAGCATTCTCCGTACTTTTCGACATACCATATTATACCTACTTATCTTCATAATCTTTATACCTGTAGTATCCCTTGTCAAAATCAACCTGAACCAAAAAGTCTCCCATAAAGCCATTACGGTTCTTTCTAAAGGCGCACTCAATGATATCGCTGTTTGATGCTCGTCCCAAGGCAATAACCCAGTCAGCATCGTATGCAATCTGTCTTGACCAAGCAGTTTGTCCCAAAGTAGGAACACCACTAAGATCATTAACATCATCTGGTGTAGCAGAAGAGATAGCAATAATAGGAACCTCTTCGCCAATAGCCATGAGTTTAAGTTCTCTTGAAAGGTTCTTCATTCGTACCGTTTCATTATCTGACTTCTGATTAGGAGCCATTAACTGAAGGTAGTCAACAATTACAAAGTCTGGCTTGTACTGGTCAATCTTTCCACGAAGAACTGATGGATTAATTTCTCCACCCTGATCGTTAGAGATAATGTGAAACTCTGGCTTGCCCTGCAGATGCTTAGCATGCCAAGCCTTTAAAGTATCTAGTTCCACATCTCCATTGCTTAACTTTCTGTGAGACCAAAGACCCTCACCCATAATTGTAAATACACGATTACGAACTTCTGTCTCTGACATCTCAAGAGAAATTACAAGGGGTGTCTTACCCTGCTTCCAGGCCTGTACAGCGAAGTACAAAGCCATCCATGACTTTCCTATACCTGGGTATGCTAGAAAGACTCCTAACTGCCCTGGCATAATTCCAGATGGAAGATAGTTGTCAAACCCTGGCAGATTTGTTTTGATTCCAACATGACCTGCTGCTTGCTGGATCTTTAAGTTTTCAAAGTATGCAATTGCAGACTCTAGGTCTGTTACATCAATATCACGGATTGCTGAAGTGTTTTTCTTTAACTCTGAGGTTTGTGTAATTAAATCATTTAATGCGACATTACCTTGATTGTTTTGAACATTAGTTGCTGCTGAACGCAAAATATCTTTTAAACTATCGTTTAAGTACTCACCCTGCAACTCTTCAAGGTGGTGCTTAGTTGCTCCAACATTTGATATTGGAGAGAAGTCTCTAAACTTTTCTGTAACAAGTTCTGCAGGAGGAAGAGACTTATTGTTTTCAAAGTATAGCCTTATAAAGTTCCAGATATCTCCATGAGTTCTAAGAAGATTGTCTACATTTGCTTGTAGTAGCACATGGATCTGCTTGTCTTGAAGAACTGCAGTAATTAGTTTGGACTCTGTATTATTCACTTAGCCACTCCTTCGCCATTCTTCTACGCTCTGCTCTCTCGTTATCGTCTCTGCTTTTATCTTTTTGTGCCTGTAAAATCTTTTCTGCATTGTATGCAAAGTAGTTCCAAGAAGGATTCTCTGCAACCTTAAAGTAATACTCAAGTATATCGTAACATCCTGAAATGCCATATGATTCAACAAGGGCATCTGAAGCCCACTGTTCTACATTTAGATTAAGGGATGGCTTTGATTCGTACCTTGCGGTATGATACTTGCTGTATCTTGAAAGCAAAGCCATTCGGTCTTTGCGCTCAGCCATTATTCGTTAATCTCTGCCTTTGCTTCGTTAATTTTATCTGTTAACTTATCTTCAACAAACTTGTAAACACGCTCAAAAGCCTGATCTGCGGTTTCTCCATTACGTCTTGAGTCAACAATTCCAAGATCAAGTCTTAGCGATTGAAAGTTGCCAAGGTTAAGTGTGTATCCAAGTGTAACAGATACCTTTGTGTCTTCGTTTTCCATTTCATACCCTTCGTTAAATAGATTCAGACCAGATTGGAATGAATCGACCATCTTCAGTTCTTGTATATGTAAGTATACCATCGCCCATTCTTCGTGTCAACTCTTGCTTGCTTGGGGTGATATCATTTGTTATTAAATTATCTTTTCTTGGTCTACCAATATGGTATGTAGCAAGTATATCACGTATCTCTCTTACTTGCGATTCTGAGTAATATGATCTTACCTGAAATCCTCTTGCACCACCCTTTTGAGACCCCATTGGAAACGGAATGACTCCTCGTTTCATTAATGATGGCATATATTTTTTGTGACGATTAACTAAATCAGCAGTCTCTCTAACAGTGTATGCTCTTTCACGATTCTTTTTAAAATCAGAAATTAAACAACTTTCAATCTGATCTTTTGTGATATTGTAAACAGACATTATTCCATTAGACTTGTTTAGATGGTAAACTCTTACAAGGTCTCCATTAAGAAACCAAACTTTTTGATTCCCTGGAATTACAGGGAGGACATTGTAGCCTTCGCTCTCGATACTTCCCTTTTTAATAGCCATAAACCCTCCGCAGAACTTGTTGGTGGATTAAAAAAAATTCTGTTCCCACAAGACATGCAATATGTTTCAAGGTGACCAATGGTGCTGTACTGTCTGTCAAGAAACATTCTTCCTTTGCACTTTGTACACTTAAGCATTAATTTGGTATTCCCATAATCATTAAGTTAACATTGACTGACACTAGACCAGAAGTGTTAAACTTAACAAATCCATTAACAGAAGATGTTGAAGGATCATTTAAAATTAATGTGACATTTGCACCTGCTGGGGTTTGACCAGCATTGACTGCAGTTGCAGTAACAATTGGTGGAAACCTAAACTCTCCAGCAAAAGAAACACTGAATGGCAATTGATCCCCAGCAAGAACGGATCTGCTGCTTGCAACCTTGGCCAATGCCCCAAGCATTCTGACTTCTGTAATCTTTCTGTTTTGTGGGCCATTGTCTGCTGTTTGAACAGTCACATAGTCATAGGTGGCTGGAGATACTTCTTTAGACAAATCATTTATTGCTTGTGCCATTTCATAGATATATGTAACGTCTAGTGGTTGACCACGCTCAGGTAAGGGTATTTTTGCCATACTATAATTATACCACTAAAGGCTTGTCTGTGCTGAAGTAAAAATTGCAGCATTTGAAGAATAGGCTTTTGGATAGACAGGAACCTGGATTGCAACCTGAAACCAAGATATGCCAGAAGGTGCTAGAGTTGAAAACTGAGTTGATGAAGAACTTCCAATACTAATAAAACCATTCAAAGGATCGTCAAGATCTAGTGGGTCAAATGTAAGATTTGTCCTTATGTATATGTCATATTCTTTAAATATCGATATTTCAGTTTCTTCGGCATCATCTGAAATTTTTGGATGTTGCCAAACCATATTAATAACCTTTAGAGAGGTGCCTGTAACACTAACAGAGCAAGGAACTTTTGGAACTATCCCTTTAAGCAAAAAATAGTATGGAGACCAGTGTGAATATCTATTTTTATCACTAGAGATAATTCTATACCTAACAAAATATCCCAAGTTGCTTGCATTAAAAGAAGGTAAGTCTTCTTCTGACACTGTCGCCTTTTTTATTCCTTGATCTAGCACTACAAAACATCCAGACCAAATCTAAATTCAATGTGGTTTGAACTGTTAGAAATTTTTACAATAGGTTTTGAGTCTACAGTCTTTATAATTGAATACCCTGTTAATCCATATATAGGATTAAGGTTCGTTGTATTTTCTAGTCTTAGTGCGTCAAGACAAACATAGTATTGATCAGATATAGCAACAATATTTGTGTTTGGATTTTTTTCCTCTATCGTTACATAAATTTTTACCAAATTTGCTATCTTCCATGTAAAACCAGGACTCCTAGATAGATCTTCAAATTTTGTAACAGAAACAAAGTATCTTTGATTTGCAAAGTCAACATCATCTTTATTAAGAACTGTTTCAAACCTTGCATATTCTTTTTCACTATCATCTAATACATCCTTATCTGAAAACTCTATAACAATTTTTACATTCTCAGGCTGTATATTATCCCTGTCTTCATCTTTGTTTATTACAGAAAATGCCAATCTGAACTCATCTTTTGGAGATGACTTGTCAAAATCTAGTGTCGCTGCCGTTAGTCTTAAATGGCTAGGTGAGGTTGGATTTATTTCCAAAATTCCAGTATCTGGATCTGTATCTATCTTTGATAGGTCTCCTCTAAGAACTATAACATTATTTAAAAATCTAGATCCTTCATACTTACCAGAGCGTTTTGGTCTTAAGAAGGTTGGGTTGTCTGAATTTGTTATAAATGATTTTTCAGTAGGGATTAGTACACCATCTAAGTCTAGTCTGTCAGTATATGGTGTTAGTTCAACTACTGATCCAGGAGTGTTAACATTTTGCCAAGACTCATTCTCATTAAACAAAAATATTGGTCGACTGTCATTAAAGTTTGCGCTAGGATTAGATCCTGCTGACCAAAGTCCAACTTCTGTTATTTCATATCTTTCTAGTGTAGGGAGTTCTCCAGTAAAGACAATCTTGTCTACACCGTTTTCAGTAACATATCCTCTAGAGGTTACTGGTACACGAAACATCTCAAAGTCTAAAGATTTTTTATTTTTTATTTCATTTAATTCAGAATTTGAAAAAATGTGGGAGGAAGAGACTGGCGTTGCTCCACAACCAATAGCAATAAAAGAAGCAAATGCTGGAGCCTGACCTACAAGATATTTTGCTAAAATACCTTTACCTTCATTAGTTATCATCTATTATTCCCCATCCTCAATTATATCATCAAAGTAAGATCCTTGGCTTATTATCTCGATCTCTACCTGCTCATCTTCTTCAAGATTAACTAACTCAACCACTATATTGTTAGTGCTGTTTTCAATATATACGTTTGGTGTCTGCTCTGATGAGGCCTGAATAGGCAGTTTGTCCTCAAGCCTTATTGCAAAGTTCTTAAAATATACATCGGAGGTGCCCTGAAGTTTGATTATATTATTAGAATTATAGTCAAGCATTATATTTTTTAAATTTTTTATAATGCTATACATAATATTTTGTCCATTAATTGCATCAGACCTAGAAATATTAATCATTTCTTGCCCACCTATATCCTGAAATATAAGTTCTGTCATGGTATTGTAGTCAAGTGGTGGATTTAATATTTCTACCAAATTTGGGGTTGCTACTTTAATTGGATCCTTTACAGAACTGCGACCAAAGTCAGATACCCAAGTTGTTGTTGCCTGATTTGCTGTTGCATCTACTGCCATTACAATACCTCACTTAAGAATATAGACATTTCTGGGCCATCTTTTGTTTTTGAATACTCTATATTGTACACTACAAACCTAGAGTCATCCTCGTCAATTTTGTTTATACCCTTTTCTACATAGTCTACCTTTACAATATCCCCAAGTTGTATCATAGGGTTTGCAAATATTTTAAGACCTATAGACTTTCTTGGCTTTGTTATTTTCTGTACAAGCCAAGACATTAATGATTCAGCATCGTCTTTGGATTGAACATATGGGACATCTAAAGAAAAATCTTTTCTTCCGTATAGCATTCTGCTTGCCTTTATGTCTTGATAGTTCTTTGCTATTTTGCCTACCGATGTTATTAAACCAGTTGAGTCAAACTGTGGGTCTGACATGTCACTATTTTTTAAAAAGTATTCGTCAACAGTAAAGTTGTTTGGAGATTGATTAGTAAAAGCAACTCCCTGAACTCTCAAATAGTTTTGACTTGTTTCGTCTAAATTTAAAGCAGTATCTGTTGTATTGAAAACTAAAAACTCTGCTCCATAAGATCTTGCCCTAAATCCAGAAACTACATATCCTTTTAGTTTGTTAAAAGTCGGAGATAGTTCTGCATAAAGTGCTGGATATGCCAAATCATATTTAAAATTAAATGATGAGGCTTCTCTCATTATAGTTCCGAACTCATCAAAGTACATGCTAAACTTTGGTGGCTGTGAAGAACCTATGCCAGAAAGATAGGATGCCTGAACCATTCCGCTCATCGAATATTTTCTAAATGAGTCGTGTGCATTTACATTCGAGTCACCGAATACACTTGATATTGGAGTGTTTAGTTCGAATGAAGTATTTTGAGAGTAGTTATTTGCTAATGCATATACATTTTCAAACATAACTCTGGATGACCCTCTAACAAAAAGAGCAACATTGTTATATACCTTTAGTGGCGAATCATCAAATACTGTAGCAATAAGATTATTATTTAAATATAAGAAAAACTTTCTTCTTGACCCAATATCCTGATACTCTACTGATAGGTCATACACAGTTGGATCTTGCTCAGCAGATAGCCTATACTGTCCTGCAAAATCTCCTCCATCTACAGATATGTTTGCAAGACCCTCATATAGTTTAATTGGAATTGCTGGCTTGGTTGGATCAGTTTCTGTTGCTTTACGAGCAGTTTTATAAAAAATAATGTTATGAACATTTTGTCTTTGTTTGTCTGTTAATTTAGTTGCATCAAGAGCAATTATCTCAAAAAAGTATCCAGCGTTTGTTTTTGGATCAACCATGATTCCAAGGCCTCCACCACCACCAGATATAGTTATTTTTTCATCCGCTGTCTTACCTGGTACAGTGTATAGTTCTGCCAGTCCTACTGGGGTTTGACCGTTTTTTTCATTATCATTAATTCTTCCTATCACTCTAAGCCTTGTTCCAAAATGCTTATAGTTGTTGTCTAGGGGTTTGTATACATAAGAGATAAAGTCTGTAGGGGATTCTGTTGTTTTGAATCCTGCACCATTCATTACTAGGGCTGAGGACTGTACAGTGCCTGCCTGAACTGAAAGCATTTTGTTAATCTCAGACTCTGCAATATATTTGGAAGAATAAAAATTTTTAATAATTCCGTTTCTAGTCGTTTTTGTAGCAAGAGTATTGTTGATTCCCGCTGAGACATCTTGAGTCGTTGCTGGAAGAGTCTGATTAAACCTAAACAAATACTTAGATTCCATATTACATCCTCTTACGTTATCATTGTTTGACCAGTGATCACTTAGTCCAGCCGTATGCTCTACAACAGGAGTTCCAAACTGTCCTCTTCCATGCTTTGCAACCTCGCCATTTTTTAATCTAGAAAAACCATTAACTTCTTCATAGTTTGGCTCAGAGTATATTCTTATAAGACCTGTTGGATATATTTTCCCATTAAAAGGCAGTGACGCAAAGTACTTGCTGTATTCCTCAACACTGTTAATCCATACATCTCCAGAACCTGAAACATTATACTGAACTGCATCATACTTTATAATTTCTGCATTTGCGTAAAAATATCCATTGTATCTTGATATATAATATATTGCTTCCCCTAGATCGATAGTATTGTTAATAATCCTACCGCTAGAAACTGTTGGAACCAGAGAAGAGAGTGAAGAGTTTAAAGGTATTGCGCTAAGAGAATAACTAGACATGTTTCCAACTTCTTGGTTTATTGATTTTGTAAACTCTGTCCCAGAGACTTCCCAAAGAGGAACTGGTTTATATGTATAAGATCTTTCTCTGTCAACCATAAGGGCTTCTTTAATAGTTCCAACTGATCTTTGTATATGCCTTGTGGTGTAGGATATTTGCCCGCCATTATAAACCTGATTGTTTTGACTAGTTAACTCAATAATGTTTGAAAGTTTAGGTTTGATTGTTTTATTTTTTATAACTTCGACATCGTCAGAGTCTGATGAACCGTAAAATGTTAGGTCCGTAGGTCTTTGTGCTTCTGTTGGCATTATATAATCTTTGCTCATCATTACAAAATTGTTATACTCATCAAAGAACATTGCTGTCTGGGTAGAAATGGCTAATGACTCTAGGACTTCTGCAACGCTTTTGTCTGGAGGAATGAAAAAATATGGAATTACCATTTCAGATTCTCCCTCTACCCTTTTAAATATGTAATTAGAAAACCCAATAGAGTCAAGAAGTAATGACACTGCAGCACTTACGGATGTGCTTGTAGATAATATTTCTGGAGCAGTTTGCGACTCAAAATAAAAATACAGATCTCTTAAATCTAAAGAAACCTCTTTTGACTGATTGTTTGTTTTTGGAAATCCATCGGAATACATTGTCTTGACTGGAACATAGTAACTTATACCAATGGCGTCTGTTAAAACTTCATATATTTTAATTTGAACATTTTTTATTTTTTTATTAGCAACAATGCTTTTTATGTTGTTATCGTTAAATGAATCATCAAAATCAAAAAAAGAAATGCTACCAGTAGAAGCAAGAAGTTGTCCTACTGGCATACCGCTTACACCTAAATCTGAAGCACTTTTATTAATATTAAAAGATGTTACCCTGTCTGAAAGGTCTGCAGTCAGTCTTGGAGAAAGTTCGATAAGGTCAAAAGATGAGTCAAACTTCTTCATGCTATCAACAACAACTCTTATTCCAGAAATATATTCAAACTCTTTATATTTTGTTTCTCCGCTTACTATATACTTTGTAGGATCTGACAACTCAGTAACAAAATTTGTAAAACTATCAACTTCTGGCTCTTGAAACTTCCAGCCATAGGTTGGAACGAATATCTTCCACTCATCCTTATACCAAATATGATACTCTCCAATATCCCCAGAATTTTCAATAACTAGGAAGGCATCACCTTCTCTTGTTCCAACAATTGGCTTAAGAGATACTGATGAAAGTTCTCCACGATAAGTAAAAACTTCTGAATAGATTTTTGGTACTACAAGACCATAAGATATTTCAACATATCCATCTGACTGTATTATTGGTGTTCCATCTTTTCTTCTGGTTTGATCAGAGAATGATAATGCATCGACCCAACTATTATTTTTTAATACTTGAATTTTCCAAACACTTGGAGTGGTTTGATTTAGTTCTCCAAAATAGGGATCTGAAAAAGACCCAGACTTTTTTGTGTATACTCCAGAATTAATATCTCCTGTGTTTGTTTGCATCTTTACGACAATTCTATTTGCTGGAATCTTTTCTTTATAAACAACAAATGGAGCAGCATCTTCAATTGCATGTCTTCCATTGATTGTCTTATTAGATATGCCATATTCAGTTCCATTTTCAGTTCTATATGATGTCCAATATTTAAATGGATCATTTTTGTCTGGCATATAATATCTTGGTTTTCTAGCCATGTTTATATCTGGATTGTGAAGAAATCTTCCGTCCAAAAACATTGCCTTATTGATTCCAGACCTTGGTCTAAATGACTTTAAGCAATCTTCTAAAGAGTAAAGCATTTTTAGTTTATCTTTTTTAGGAACAAGTCTCATTGGTAAGTCATTGTTTTCAAACCCTGCGTCAACAACTACATCTGCATCAGTTGCACCGTAGTAGAATGCTGTAGTAGTATTTTTATTTTCTAAAGCAAAAGTATTTGGAATTGTTCTATAAATAGAAGATGATTGGTTTGGACGGTACCTATAATTTCCAACTGCTAGAATATTTGTATGTATATTCATATTCCATTCAGCAATAACTGCAGACTGTGTCTTAATAGACGAACTTGTCTCTATATGATTTAGTAAATCTTTGTCTTGAAACATTATACTTCTTCCAAAGTTAAAGATACATTCCAGAAATCAAAGTTTAATCCGCTTCTTTTTTGAACTGAATAGTTAAAGTCTGAAAAAAATACTTCTATAACTTCATTATATTTGTTTATATTATTAAATCTTTCATCTGGTGCAGTCTCGTACGTGTCTTTAAAGTTAGTGTATTTGTCGTAAGCAAGATAAACCCAAAATGATCCGCTATGATTTTTATACCAGTCAAGCAGTTCTACTCCACCTGCTCCACCATCTGTAGTAAACTCTAATGGGTTTGGTCTGGTATTTATATTTTTTACTAGGTTTGGATCTCCATTAGAATTAAACCCTGCGTATGTATCATAGGCTCTTGATGGGAGCATATCCCAGGATACTGTAATAGTTAGTTTGTCAGCAGTATGGTAAGACCTCATACGACCATTAATCATTCTTTCTCTTTTTTCAATTCTAGTGGTCTTAAAGTCTATGGGTGACCTATTATTATCGGAAAGTATTAAGAACTCTCCATATCCGTCTGTAGAGGCTGCTAATGACCCTATCTCGTCTCCCTCTGGGATATGAAATCCGTCTACCTTGATACCCTGGTTATCTGCAAAGAGAAGTCCTTGAGGTCTTTGATATTTTTTACGACCTGCCATATATGCATTAGTTGCCATTATATTCTAACTCCTCTAATCTTCTGTGCGTCAACGCTCTTTATCTGGGCAATGACTGTTCTTGCTATCTCATCTGGGTTTGACTCAGACTTAACATTTACGCTAATACTATAATTATACACTGCGTCACCTACTGATGAGCCATTATTTATTGCCTTCATTTTTTCTGTGCCATGTGATTGTACAGCAAACTTACTCATGACAAACTCACCAGGAGTAAGCATGGCTGGAACCGTGTCTGTTCCTATACTTAATCCACTTTGTGCAAATCTAGAAGCAACAGACCCACCCTTAGAATAATAATTAAAACTAGTAGATGGCACAAAGCCTTTTGGTGTTTGATTAGTAAATCGGTAAGCACTTGTAGCACTCTTAAAAGCCCAGCCTAAGTTTTGGTCATTGTATCCAGCCTTAAGTAGGTTCTCTCTGGCCAAGTCCGTGGCGTTGTTTGTATCTTGTAGTTTTGAATGGATTGCTCTATACTCTCTATATAGACTTCCATACTTCTTCATAAATGGTTCGTATGCTTCAATGTCTTTAAATGACCAGTTGGGCCCAATCTTCATTTCATCTTTTGCATCGTAGTATCTATCTCTTACTTCTTTAAACTTTGCAAAATCTGTATTCGCTAGATCAGTTCTTTTGTCTACTAACTCTACCGCTTTTTGCACCCAATCGGGTAAAAGTTTAAGAAGTCTTGCTTCTTCAGCCTCACCTGCTGCAGAAGAATAAGCATAACTAGTAGTAACTCCATCATCGGTTGTTGTCCATTTAGTGGCCTCTTCTTTAAGAGCCTCATACGCTGCGTAGTCTTTGTCAAAGGATACTCTTTTTTCTCCAGTTAAGTTTTTGTATATATCACTATCTTTAGTATTAGTTCCATACTTTATTTTCATGTTGCTAAGAGCAAACTTTGGTCTGTTAATTGCTATATTTTTTAGTTGATCCATTCGTTTTGTGGATGCCATTTGCAAAATTGCTTTTTCTTCTTGGGTCATTGCTGTACCTGCAGCAGTATCAGCATTAGTATTTTTCTTTACCCCTCCTGGAGGAGTCTTTTGCCCAGGACTTGGAACTGGGTCAGTTGTTCCACCAGTTGTTCCACCACCAGTTGTTCCACCACCAGTAGTTCCACCACCAGTAGTTCCACCACCAGTAGTACTAGATTTTCCTCCAGCACTACTTGTTGTTTTACCATCAAATAATCCAGTTTTATAAATATCATTTGCAGCATTTTTTG